AGTTACCACAACAGCGCAACCACCAGAGTTCGCAAAGTGGGAACAAAAGACCGGGTACACAATTCAACAGGCTCAGGAAAAGATCGGAATTTCCGACTTATTGTTTCTAGCGTGGAACGCTTTAAGACGTGAGGCAGCTGGTAAGCCAGTCAAACCTTACGAAATTTGGTGCGAGATGGTAGTCGATATTACGGTCGGAGAAACTGAAAACCCAAAAGCTACAGCCGAGGAAGCCTAAGTTACTTAATCGTTGAACTGTCGATCGCGACAGGAATTCCGATGAGTGAGTGGGTTGACGCGGCGGACATATTGACAGCGCTAGAGATATTGGAGAAGCGAAATGGCGGAAAGTAAGGAAGTCGTCCAGTACGACAAAGCCGAACTTCGCGCTATTACTGGAGCGTTTAAAGCGATGGACGATGAAGCCGTCTCTCAAGCTAAAGAGCAATCAAGTGCGCTTGCCACTTATTTACAAGGCAAAATAATCACCGCAGCTGGACAATTATTTAACTACAAAGTTGCGACTAGAATTGCTGAGGGTTCTAAGGTTAGTAAATCCTCTAAAATTGGCGAGTTATCTTTGGGATTTGCGTCTCAGAAATTTAGCGGCGGCGCAACTACTCGCGATCTATGGGGCGGCTCAGAATTTGGATCGAATAAATATAAGCAATTTCCTGTTTGGTCTGGACAATTTGGTCGAGGTTCGAGAGGTTATTTCGTTTACCCAACGCTACGAGCCGAGCAAAGCTACTTAATCGCTGAGTGGGAAAAGGCGTTCACTTCAATAGTTAAGAGGTTCGACTAATGGCTGATGGATCAAGAACGCTCAAGCTCTCGATTCTGGCTGACGTCGATAATCTTAAAAAAGGATTAAATACAGCAGCCGACGAGACTGATTCATTTGGAACTAAGTTAGGCAATTTTGGAAAAGTTGCTGGCGCTGCGTTTGCGGCAGCTGGCGTGGCTGCTGCTGCTTATGCTGGAAAACTATTGGTGGATGGCGTTAAGTCGGCGCTAGAGGACGAAGCAGCACAGGCAAAACTTGCGTTAACCTTAAAAAATGTCGCTGGCGCAACCGATCAAGTGATCGCAAATACTGAAATTTGGATCTCCAATATGGGTCGCGCGTTTGGCGTTGCTGACGATCAATTACGCCCAGCTTACGAAAGATTGGCACGAGCTACTGGATCAGTTGAACAGGCGCAAAAACTAGCGACGTTATCACTTGATATTGCGGCTGGCACTGGTAAGTCTTTAGAGGCAGTTTCAAATGCTTTAGGCAAAGCCTACGAGGGCAATACTGCGGCACTGGGTAAATTAGGAATTGGATTAGATAAAGCCGAATTAAAATCCATGACGCTGGACGAAGTTACGGCTAAATTGTCCGAGACATTTGGCGGTCAGGCTTCGGCACAAGCTGACACATTTCAAGGCAAATTGGCACGTTTGAGTCTTACATTTGACGAAGCTAAAGAGACAGCAGGAGCGTTCGTACTTAATGCTCTAACGCCGCTAGTCGATTTTATAGTTACTAAAGCAATTCCAATACTTAGCGATTTAGGTTCACAAGTCGGAGAGAAGTTAAGTCCGGTGTTTGGAAGTATTAGCAATTTTATTACGGAAACCGTAATTCCATCATTTATAGCTTTATACAATTACATTATAACTTATGTAATTCCAGTCATGAAAAATTATTTAACTCCAATTTTACAAGGCGTTAAATCTGTATTCGGCGCGATCAGCGACGCCATATCTGAAAATGCTGGATTTTTTAAACTACTAGGAATAGGTCTTACTGCGTTTTTAGTTATTGCTAAACCTGTTGCGTCGTTTATTGGTACGACATTTAAGGCAGCGTTTAACGGTATCGCATTTATTATCGATGGAGTTTCTTTAGCAATCAAAGTATTGGTTGGTTCAATCAACGGAATTATCACAGGTTTAAATTTACTTATCTCAGGCTATAACATAGTAAACAATTTAAAGCCCGGATCAAAAGATTTACCACCAATTCCGAAGCTGGCTAAAGGCGGTATGGTAAACGCAAATAGTCCATACATAGTTGGCGAAGTTGGTCCAGAGTTATTCGTGCCATCATCAGGCGGTCGTATAGTGCCAAATAATAAATTGGGCGGTGGCGGCAACATCTACATAAACGTATCTGGCGCAATCGACCAGGAAGGCACAGCTCGTCGAATTGTTGACGTTTTAAACAACAGTTTTTATCGTGGCACTAACGGCGCGAATGCGTTGGCGTTCTAATGACAGTATTTAACCCAGTTTGGCGCGTAAAGATTCAGGGAGTCGAATACACGACTTACACGCTGTCGAATCTAACTATTACAAGCGGTCGAAATAACATCTACCAACAGGCTCAGGCTGGTTATTGTAATTTAGAGCTGCTAAATTTAACTCAGGCGATCGTAAACATAAACATAAACGATTCAGTAACAATCGAGCTCAAAGATTCGACAAATGCTTATGTGCCGATATTTGGCGGTACAGTCGTGGATTTCGGAATTGAGATTATTACAGCTGGCGCGGTTGGCATAAATCAAGTATTAAAAATAACCGCGTTAGGTGCGCTTAGCCGCTTACCGAAAGCCCTGACAGATGGCACGTTAACCAAGGCTCATGACGGCGATCAGATTTGGCATATTCTCCAAGATTTACTATTAAATAACTGGGGCGAAGTACCAGCCGCGCTTCAATGGCAAAACTACGATCCGACGGAAAGATGGTCAAATGCTCAAAACGTCGGATTAGGCGAGATCGATCGTCCGGGCAATTATGAGCTTTCGTCTCGATCAGCCGATCGCACAGATATTTATTCGCTGGTTTCAGGGCTTGCGACGTCTGGTCTGGGCTATATTTACGAGGACGGCAGCGGACTTATCAGCTACGCCGATTCGACTCATAGATCGATCTATTTAGCTACAAACGGTTACACAGACGTAACAGCCAATCAAGCCCTATTTAACGGGCTTAAGATCGAAACTCGAGCGGGCGACGTTCGTAATGACATAACCTTAAAATACAAGGCTAACGGCTCAAGTGAGAAAACCGCTGTTGACGTTAACTCAATCGATCTTTACGGTCGATTGGCTCAAATCATCAATACAACAATAGAAAAGGCGGCGGACGCTCAAAGCCAAGCCAATTTTTATTTAACGCTTCGAGCTACGCCTCAAGCTAACTTCACGTCGATTACTTATCAGCTTACAAATCCCGAGCTGGACGACGCGGATCGCGATTCGCTTATCAAAGTGTTTATGGGCTTACCGTTACGAATTAGCGACTTACCCCCAAATATGGCAGCGGGAACGTTTTTGGGATTCGTCGAGGGCTGGACGTTTAAGGCTGCCTATAACGAAATCGCTTTAACCTTAAATCTTTCACCGATTAGTTATTCTTTACAAGCTGTGAAGTGGGAGCAAGTTTCTGTGCTAGAAAAGTGGAATACTATAACCGGGTCGCTAACGTGGGAAACTGCGTTAGTCGTGGCATAAGGAGAAAATATGACAAATCCAACGAGCAATTTCGGCTGGCAAATGCCTACACCGACGGACTTGGTAACTGATTTACCAGCTGATTTTGAGGTATTTGGTCAGGCGGTCGATACGTCGATGGCTGATCTCAAGGGCGGCACGACTGGGCAAATCCTGTCTAAGGCTACAAATGCCGACATGGATTTCACATGGATAACTAACGACGTAGGCGATATTACAGCCGTGAACGTGACCTCACCAATTACCGGTGGCGGCAGCTCTGGCGCTGTAACTATTGGCGTTAATGCGGCTTCGACAAGCGCTTCAGGCGTTGTTCAACTTAGCGACTCTACTTCGACAACTTCGAGCGTTTTAGCTTCAACTCCGACAGCTACTAAAGCCGCTTACGATCTAGCTAATGCTGCGATCGCTAAATCAACAGTAACAACCGCTGGCGATATTATTTACCGTAACGCGACAGTTCCAACCCGTTTAGGAATTGGTACAGCCGGACAAGTTTTAACCGTTAATTCAGGCGCGACAGCTCCAGAGTGGGCAGCTGCTTCTAGTGGCGGCATGACTTTGATTAGCACGACAACACTTTCGGGACTTTCCACTTCGGTAACTGTTGCGTCTAACACTTATAAAAATTTAGTAGCTTATATTTATGGCGCTGGTACAGCTTCGGCAAATTTCAATTTTAACTGTCGCATAAATTCAATTACAGCCTCGACATATTTATATCAACAAAGAACGGGACAAACAGGCGGAGCTATTGTAAACACCGCTGGCGACACTTCGGCGATCGATTTAAATAATCCGGGCTACATAGCTGTAAAAGGCGCGGATACTGATAACGCATGGAACGTCACATTTTGGGACTGTAATTCAACAAATAGAAAAATAGTCACCGTTAATGGATCTTACAAAGGTGGCGACAGCACTAACACGATCATGACTAATCAGGTTAGCGTACGCGACGCAACTTCAGCAATCACAAATATAACCGTTATATCGAATACGTCACTAACCGGCGGCACGATCCAACTTTACGGAGTGAAATAATGACTAACCCAATGATCCGAATTCATAATGTCGAAACCGACGAAGTTATCGATCGCGAAATGAACGCCGCTGAATTAAATCAGCATAAAAAAGATTTAGCGGATTTAGCTAAAATTGAAAAAGACGTGGCTACGGCTACGACAGCTAAAGAAGCACTTTTAACTAAATTAGGCATTACAGCCAACGAAGCGACTCTATTACTGTCATGACTTTAGTTAGTTATAACGGGTGGACGGCTTCGAAAGAGCCAGCGCATATTAAAATTAAGTCTTACGCAATTCCCGGGACTCAGTTAAAGATTCGTTGCGCCGAAGCTGTAGCACCCTTAATTGTCGGATTCTGTAAAGAGTTTAACGAACTAATTGAGCCGCTTGATGGTGGTCAGCTCGACGACTGGGGATTTGCGTTTCGCATGGTTAGAGGGTCAACCGATCGTTTAAGCAATCACTCCAGCGGAACAGCTGTTGATCTAAACGCCACTAAGCACCCACTCGGAAAGATTGGCACGTTCCCGATCGAAAAGGTTCCAATGATTCGCGCACTTGCCAAGAAGTACGGATTATTTTGGGGTGGAGATTACAAGAACAGAGCCGATGAACAGCATTTCGAAATCAACGTAAGCCCAAAAAGAGTCTCAGAGCTAATCAAGGCGCTGGGGTTAGGAGAAAAGTAATGAAAGAGCTAAAGGCTATGGCTGCTAGTTATGGACGATCAGCGCTCGCAGGAGCGTTAGCCGTTTACATGACAGGCGAAACCGATCCCAAGAAATTGGCGTATGGGTTTCTCGCTGGCGTCGTTCCGCTACTAATGCGTTACCTGAATCCTAAAGACGTTACGTTCGGCGCTAAAGCGAGTGAACGCTAACGACTGGGCTGCGATGGGCGTGGCTATGGTCACGCTCCTTGCGGCATTTACAGCCGTTATTAGGCATTTGGTTAAATACTATTTAAGTGAGCTGCGCCCTAATTCTGGGTCAAGCGTTAAGGATCAAGTAAGCCGATTAGAAGCTCGAGTCGATGAGATTTACACCTTGCTAATTAGCAATTCGACACGCCGTTAAATACGCGTAAGACTTGTAAATGTCAGACTTTTAGTTCACCCTATAACTAGGGAGCGAATAAGTCGCACCCGGAATCGGGAGCTAAAAAATGATAAGTATTGAAAAGGTTTTGCTGGTGGTAATCGTTAGCAACGTCGGTTGGTTATTAGTCGGCTGGTCTATGGGCTTTAAACAAGGCGTTAAAGATGGCTTTAACCGCGGGCGAGCAGCTGGGCTTCGCTGGGCTACAGATCGCGTGAGAAACTCATAATGGCAAATTTAGAAAATTATGAGACGGTTGCCGAACGCATTGAAAAGTTCTGGGTTCAATACCCAAACGGGCGAATAGATGTAAAGATCGTATTTCAGGACGGCACTCGCTATATAGTCCAAACAGACATCTATAAAGAAATTAACGATCCACTTCCATTTGCTACAGATTTTGCTGAGGAAATCAGATCGAACGCTAATCGCTTTCCGCTTGAAAACTGTAGTACCAGCTCAATAGGGCGCAGTCTCCATACAGGCGGATTATCTAAATTTAGCGAGAATCATAATCGCCCGTCACTTGAGGAAATGAAGCGCGTAGAGCGACCAATCGTAACCGCGCCCAAAGAAGCTTTACCCAACGGATCATATGACCCATGGGATATGACTCAAGCGGTCGCCGAGATTGGCGGCATACTTACGGGGCGATCCTGTTCTCATGGCGTCATGATTCGCAAAGAGGGCGTAAACGCGAAAACGTCGAAACCGTACAAAGGCTGGGTATGCCCAGAGAATAACCGGGCATGTGCGATATGGGAATAACAAAGATCACGCTGACAAAAGATCAGGAAATTCAAGCAGCAGCAGCGGCTTTCATTTGCGAATCTAAAGGCGTTGAAAACTACTATTTCCATGACCAAGCTGCGCGAGGCAATATCCACGAATCGATCAGGCGTACAGCTGAAGCGCTGGGCGCTGAGATTGCGGCAGCGACATATTTCGGTATAACAGACTTTAAACTGGAACTTGATAAGTTTAAGGTTCGCGCTGATATTGGCAACCGAATCGAAATTAAGCATACTAAATGGATTGACGGACATTTGATTCTAAGGGAAAGGGATAGAGTCGAGGACTTAGCGGTGCTAGTCGTAGGCGAATCTCCAACCTATTACGTCAAGGGCTGGATTCCAATTAGATCAGCTAAGACAAGTCGTTTTAAGCATGACAAAGATGGCTCATGGTGGGTCAGCCAAGCCAATCTAAATGCTATGGAGAATTTAAAGGAGTCTAATTATGGACAAATTGAAATTTGAGTGTCGGCGCTGTAAGCGCGAAACCTTACAGGTTGAGCGAATAGTTACCGACTTACTTCCGCCGGGCGTTAAGACGCTTGAGTGTACGGTTTGCGGCACTATGGGCGTATGCCTGGTCGGGAGCGATAATGCCTAGTTATCTGTATCGCTGCGATCAATGCGGCGGCGAACTAGAGATGAATCACCCAATCAGCACGCATGGAGACACGTCGCCTTTATGCTGTAGCTACCCAATGATTCGCGTATTCAGCGCACCCAGTATCGTCTTTAAGGGTACTGGTTGGGGCGGTTCTAAATGACTCCAGAATACCGAGCCAGCTCGTCAACTCACCTGTCAACTTGCTGTAATGAGATCCAATTTACCTATAGCTGTTATACATGTGATGAGAAAATTGACTGCCAATTATGTAATCCTGATAGTCATAAATGCCATGAATAGTTATCCACAGTTACAGAAAGTTATCCACACCCTGTTGAACACGCCCAAGAATACGCTCAGACTTGCGCAGTATTTGACATGTCTTGTACGCTCGAGGAACTCTGGTAGAGCCGCAACGCGGATAGCTCGAACAGGGGTTATCGTGCTATCGGCATACCTATGTCTAGCGGTCTCTACACCTGACTCAATGGCAATAGATACGCAATCATCTAAAGATAATTTTAAGTTATATCTACATTCTAGAGTCATCAAAGACAGTCAATATCAATGTGCTTATGCGTTATATATGTCTGAATCTAAGTTCGATAGTCGAGCTAAAAACGGTAGTCATTATGGAATACCACAAATGCGTAATAAGAAGCTATTAAACCTAGATGGTTATAGGCAAATAGATTGGGGTATCCGGTATATAAAGGCTAGATATAAAGGCGATTACTGCTTAGCATATAAACACTTCAAGGACAAGGGGTGGCACTAATGAGTAGCGCAGTAGACAATGGATCAAGTGCTAAATGGAAACGTATTAGGTTACAGATACTTAGACGTGATGGTTACATGTGCCAACAGTGTGGGCAAACAGATGGACAACTTCATATCGATCATATAATTCCTAGACGATTACAAGGCACAGATGACGAGAGTAATTTAAGGACTTTATGCCAAAAATGTAATTTATCTAAAGGTGGTCGATTTTTTAGTACAGGTAATACAC